GACATACGATGGCCCTGACAAGATCTATTTACAGATCGGTGCAGATGGTAAAGAAAAGTATGGCCCACTCACCGAAGACGACATTGCAGATGGTCGTCCAAAACCAGCTGACGTAGTTCAGTGGTACGAAGTAGACTGTGCTAGATCAAATCTACACTCACTTATCTGTCAACTCAGAGGCCCAGTCATTGACGAGAAAGAAGAAAGTCGTGACTTGTCTGTTGATGTTGCACACCCAGGCTCACCTGATTTGAGTGCTGATGGATACCAACAGTTCTACTATGGTTCTGTTTTATATCCAGATGACATTTACGACTTTGAAAGTATCACAGTTGCAAATCCAGGCTCTGCTGGCCCAGACGATATCTCAATCTCAGCATTTACAGCTAAACAGAAGTTGAATGGTGTAGATCTAGACAAAACTTGGGATATGGTTAGAGAACATAGAAATAGAGAGCTAGAATCTTCTGACTCTATGATCGCAGAAGATATGCCTGATGATATGAAAACTAAACTAAAAACATATCGTCAACAGTTAAGAGATCTCCCTGCTAAAATGCAAGCAGCTGGTGTTGAACCAAACATCGCAGATCTAATGTTCCCAGCGAACCCATTACATACAGATCCACCTAAAGACCCTGATGCTGACGCTACAGAAGCTGAATCATGGAAGCCACCATATATGTAAATTAAAAATACATATATAAAATAACCAAAGATCCTCTAGGGGATCTTTTTTATTATCTAATATTATGTTTGAAGTAAATCCTGTAAGAATTTCACACATACAAAGATGTTACGATCATTGGAAGCACAATGATTATGGATATATTTACAGAAAAGTTTTTATAGTAGAAGATTTCTACAGAAATCCAGACGAGATAAGAGATTATGCTCTATCTTGTGAACTGAAAAAAGACAAAAAATATTGTGGAGGATTAGTAGGAAAAAGAGTTGTTGAAGATAGACCAGATATGATTCAAAATCTTGAACCAGTATTCAGTGAATTATGTCAGCATAAGGAGTGGTATAACTTAGAGTATGATGATGCTGAGTTTAAACAGAAATGGTCTGAGATGAAATTTATGGTCAATCATACGACACATGAAGATATAATGGAAAAATTTACTGATGTTTGTTATACATATACTCATCATAAAGATAATATAGGATCTAAGTGGGCAGCTTTAGTATATTTGAACAAGGAAGAGGAGTGTGATGGTGGAACTAATTTCTTTAAATGGAAAGAAGATGATCCATATGGTCACAATTATGACATAAACAAAGATATTATGTTTACAAGTGAGATGAAATATAATACAATGGTGTTATACGAAGCTAGACAGACTCATGGAGCTGTACTCAACCGTACAATGTTTACCGAACATCCTCGTCTGGCACAGGTATTTTTTATGTGACTATATAGTACAGGAATTATGAAAACTATGAGATCGAAAGCGTTTTTTGTTAATGGTGGAGCTGGTAGAGTAATAAGTTCAATCCCTGCATTTGAGAAATATGCAGAGAACCATGACGACTTTATTATTGTATGTGAGGGTGGCACAGACTTCTTCAAAGGACATCCAACTTTAGATCATAAAGTCTATGATCATTGGCATAAAAATCTTTTTCAAGAGCATATAATACAGAGAGACTGCGAGAGTCCAGAACCATATAGAATATGGCATTATTATAATCAAAAGTGTAATCTATCACAGGCATATGATATCGCAATCAATGGGTTAGATGAACCTAGAGAGTTGCCTGCACCTACAATAAACCTTAATAAAATGGAGGTTATTGCTGGGTATAATGTAGTAGAAGAAGTAAAATCAGTAACTAAGAAAGATAAAGTTGTAGTAATTCAACCATTTGGTAGATCTATTACTCAACTTGGAGAATTTATGGCGGATGCTTCATCAAGAAGTATGTCTCTTGTCGGTGCTTGTGAAATTATAAACCAACTCAAAAAAGATTATGCAGTAATCATAATGAGTGAATATAGTTTCCCAGTTGAAGAAAATGAAGAATCAAATAAACATCAAGTAGCTAGACCACAGATACAAGATATGAGAGTATGGTCTGCTGTAATAGATGTCGCAGATCATTTCATAGGATGTGATAGTATGGGACAACATATTGCAAGAGCTCTTGGTAAAACTGCTACCGTGGTTGTTGGTTCCACATATCCAGAAAATATTAGTTATCCTGGCCACAAAGATTTTGACATTATTGATGTAGGAGATGGTCGTAGAGAATATGCACCGATTAGAATTACTCAAGATGAAACTGTTGATAGATTCAATGATGAAGCAATGGAATTGAGTAAAAATCAAATAAAAGAAATTGTTGATTCTTGTAAGAAGAGATTGGGTAAACCAAGAGCATATACTGGAACTTTCGTTCCTCCACAACAGGAACAACAGACATGCGATATGCCAATGTCTCAACCACCAAAACAGGATGCTTTCCAACTTTCTGGTGGTAGTCAGATGACTCCATCATCAATGTCTATACCTCCCATGACAGGAGCTCCAAAACCTAGTTTCACATTAAATAAACCAAAACCAAAAAAAGGTTTCAAACAGGAAATCAAAAATCTGTTAAAATCAGATGGAAAAGGTATAAAAATAGAAGAAAAATAATGACACAATGGATTGCTGCAATCGCCAGAGGTCATAACTCTGGAGTTTGTTTACTTAAGGATGGTGAACTTGTTCTTTCTATAGAAGAAGAAAGACTATCAAGAAAAAAATATGATGGAGGCCCACTAGCCTCTATGGTCAAGATATTGGATTATACCGATACTTTAGACTACCTTGTGATTGCTCATACACAACCATTAGATCAAGCTGGTACTATAGATTTTACTGGCGAAAATATGTACACAGGCCTAGCAAGAAAGTTAGGTTTGATAGACAGGAAAAAAGATATTTACAATCATCCTCAAGTGATTGATATGAGTCATATGCACCATAAACTTCACTCTTCATGTGCTTTCTTTAGATCAGGATTTAAGAGTGCAGTTTCTGTAATTGTAGATGGTGCTGGGACATTTATACCAATGAATATTGAGGGAGAAGATACAATAACATGGGAACTAGAAACTATAATTGATTGTGCTTACCCAGACAAATTTACCACCCTATACAAACATCAAGGGGGTAGAGGGCCATGGGCTTCTACTAGAATACCTAACTTTGAATCCAAATTCTATGAAGAAGAGGGAACTCACGAATTAGTAATAGATGAGTCTGCTGGTATTGTAAAAGCATATGAGGCAGTCACACAATATTGTGGATGGGCTCCTATTGAGGCTGGTAAAACTATGGGACTTTTCCCATATGGTAGTCAAAATTTAAACATACCAGACATCTATACAAATTACGATGGCATGAGTGATTGGTCTACTACCAATAGAGATTTAATTGTACCAACATATCCTAATGGTGCTGTTGTAAACAAAGGTAGATTTACAGAACTTCGAGATCCTGCCGATATAAATGAAAAAACAGATCTAACAAAACTAAAAAGTCGTAGAGACATGGCATATGCCATTCAAACTGAGTCAGAACAAATGGTTTTAGATTTGATTCGTAAGGCAGTTGATATGAGTGGTAATAAAAATGTTGTTCTATCTGGTGGATATGGATTGAACTGTGTTGCAAACTACTGGTATCTTGAACAGTTGAAAGATGAAGGTATCAATCTATTTGTAGAACCAGTAAGTAATGATGCTGGAACAGCTATCGGTGCAGCGTACTTACAATATCAAAGAGTCAGTAAGAATACAAAGATACATCCACAGATTAAGGATCTATATTACGGGCCTAAGTATGAATATGATAGAGAATACATTACAGATCTTGCTAATTATTATAACGCAACTAGAATTTTTGAAGCGACAAATGAAGATGCAGTAGATCTTATTACGAGTAAAAATATTGTTGCATTATTCCAAGGACAATCAGAAGCAGGGCCTCGTGCCTTGGGTAACAGATCTATCATGTATGATCCTAGAGATCCAAAAGGAAAAGATCATGTCAATACTATCAAACGTCGTGAGTATTTCAGACCTTTTGCTGGATCAATATTGAAAGAACATGTACATGAATGGTTTGATCTTCGTGGTATGGATGACACACCATTTATGATGTATGCTGTTAGATGTCAAGAAGGAATTGAGGAAAAGATTCCAGCAATCATTCATGTTGATGATACATGTAGAATCCAAACAGTTACAGAAGAAGTTAACCCTAATTACTATAATATAATTAAGACTTTCTATGATAAGACAGGATGCCCTATCATCTTTAATACATCATTTAACTTAGGCGGAGAACCTCTTGTAGAGACCCTAGACGACGCTCTAAGGACTCTTGCAAATAGTTTGATAGAATACCTCTATTTGCCTGAGTACGGTCTTATGATCGAAATAAAGAACTAATGAAAGAAGTTAAAAGAATAGTTGTAGTAGGAGGAGGAACTGCTGGATGGATTACTGCATCTTGGTTTAGTAGAAGATGGGGTAAACTTATAGATGTAACTGTAATTGATAAGTATGAACCAGAAAGAGTTGGTGTAGGAGAAGCAACTCTTCTTAGTTTCCCAGGCGTAATGCAAAAGATGGGATTCAAAGTAGAAGATTGGATGAACAGAATTGATGCAACATTTAAAGCTGGTATATTATTTCCAGGCTGGGGTAGAGAGGATAAAGTTATTTGGCACCCATTTGGATTTACTAGCGTGGGTGATAAGAAAGTTCCCTTATATGATATATGGACTAACTACCAAGACAAACATGATATAAAAGACATATCTCCACTGTATCAATCAGCAATGAATAATTGTATAGAGATAGATTACATTGCTGACACATATGCTTATCAGATAGATTGTGGAAAGTTAGTCAAATTTTTACATGATAATTGTAAAAAAATTTGTAATTATATTCAATCTGATGTTAAAACAGTAATAAAAATTGAAGATGATATTGAGAAGATAATACTAGAAGATGGATCAGAGATAACAGGAGATTTGTTTATAGATTGTACTGGTTGGAATCAATTATTGATTGGCGGAGATGATAATATTGATCTTAGCGATAGACTATTCATAGATTCTGCTCTTGCTGCTAGAGTAAAATATGAAGATCCAAAAACAGAGATGCATCCATATACTGATTGCCAGGCTATGGAACATGGTTGGAGATGGAGAATACCAACTAGATCTAGAATTGGAACAGGATATTGTTTCAATAGAACTATAACAGATCCAGATACTGTAGCACAGGCATTTTCAGAACACTGGAATGGTAGAATCAAACCAGATGAAATGAGATTACTAGATTGGAAACCACAATATACTGAAAAATTCTGGAAGGGAAATGCAGTTGCTATTGGACTGAGTGCTGGATTCATAGAACCATTAGAGAGTACAGGTCTTGCTCTAATGATAAGAGGTTGCGAATATCTTGAAGAGGCAATATATGGATGTATTTACAACCCAAAATATGCAGCAGACATGTATAATACAAGAATGAAAGCATCATTTGAAACTGCTGTGGATTATGTAAATATGCATTATTCTTACTGTGAAAGAAAAGGTAAGTTCTGGGATTATGTAAGATTAGCTCATGAAAAGTCTGGTATGCAAAAAATATTTGAAGGACAAATACTAAACCCTAACACAGGAGTATTTCAAGGAGATACTCAGAGTTCATTCTTTGGAGGCACTAACTGGCAAGCATGGTTGCTACAGTTGATGCCTGAGATTCCTAAAAAGAATTATTGGTATCCCGAAACAGTTGATATTATTAGTAGGTTCGATAAGTACATTGAAACGCTAGATAATAATGTAAAAAATGCAACTCCCCAAAGAACATTATTGAAAGAGTGGTATGGATAGGATAGTATGGTGTAATGGCACGTTTGATATTATACATCCTGGCCATATAGAATTATTTAAAGTTGGAAAATCTCTGGGAGATAAACTTATCGTAGCTACTGACACAGATGAAAAGATTCGTAAAGATAAAGGTGAGGGTAAGCCCGTCAATAATCTCTGTGATCGAATTGCAATATTACAAGCGATAAAATATATTGATGAAGTATTATATTTTAATGATAGAAAAGAATTAGAGGGGTTGATAGAATTGTATTCACCTGATATACTGTTACTAGGTGATGATTGGAAAGGTGGAGATGTGGTTGGCATAGAGTATGCAAAAGAAGCTAGATTTCTTCCTAGACTAAATTACTCAACAACTGATATAATCAGAAAGATCCGTGCATAACGTAATTGTAATAGGTGACAAATGTACAGACAAGTATGTCTTTGGCGAGACTACTAGGCTCAGTCCAGAACAACCTGTTCCTGTTTTAGATCAAACTAGAATAGAAGAAAGGCCTGGCATGGCTGGTAATACTGAACTAAATCTCAAAGCATTTGGTGTCAATACTGTCTTGTTATCACAGAGAGAACCTATAACTAAAACAAGATTTGTAGATACTAATAGTGGTTATCAACTGATGCGTCTGGATGAAACTCCACAAGTCAGTAGAATTGCAAATGCTGAATTAAAAATGGCAATGATGCATCTGAATCCTGATGCTATTGTTATTTCAGATTATGACAAAGGATACATTAATGATGATGATCTATGGCATCTATGTCATAATTTTAACAGACCAGTGTTCGTAGATACTAAGAAACGTCGCCTTTTTCAGAAGGATAATGTATACTGGAAAATAAACAAGAAAGAGTACGATGACCTTATACAAGACCATCTACCTAACCTTAGTAACCTTATCGTTACTCTTGGGTCTGCTGGTGCATCTTGGAACGGTATGATCTTTAAACCACAGGTAGTCAAAGTATTTGATGTATGTGGTGCTGGAGATACATTTCTAGCTGCACTAGTTTATGAGTTTTTAAAAACAAAAAACATGCAGACAGCTATTGAGTTCGCAAACAAGGCTGCTGCGATTGCGGTTACACACCCTGGCGCTTACTATCTAACTAAAAAGGACATAGAATCATTATATGAAAAAGTCTGACTTAATGCACTATAGACTTCAAGCATGGTTGCGTGAGAATAAATGTGCTGATATTTCTTACATTGGTGTAAAAACAGATCACACTGGTGAAGAAAAACATTTTTATAAAATTGGACAACATGAGGTGCCACATGATGCAATCGAGTCTCTTGAAATGGAAGAGGTAGAAGAAGAATGAGATATTGTGTAGATATTGATGGCACGATTTGTAGTCCAACTGTGGGTAGGGATTACCATAAGGCAATGCCTTGGTGGGATCGGATTGCTACGATAAATAAGTTATATGATGAAGGTCATAATATCACCTACTTTACCGCTAGAGGTATGGGTCGATTTGGTGATGATCCAGATGCAAGTGCAAAGGCATCTATTTTATTATTTGACCTCACAGAAAAACAACTTAAAGATTGGGGATGTAAATATCATTCATTGATATTAGGTAAACCACATGCTGATTTCTTTATTGATGACAAAGGTGTAAATTCTGATGACTTCTTTAGGGCCAAGTAGAAGACCTCGTAATGCTCGTGCGGCAGAACCTATCAAGTATGTGCCAAAGGGATGGGGATATGAAAAATGGATTGCAAACTGTGAGAAGTATTGTGGTAAACTATTGTTTATTGCAAAGGATAAACAGTGTTCATGGCACTATCACAAATTAAAAGACGAAGTATTTTTTATTCAGAGTGGTAAGATAAAATTATATCATGGTTGGGATATGGATATTGAGAAAGCAGATATAACAATACTGAACAGAGGAGATAAGTTTCATGTACCCATAGGTCTAAAGCATCGTATGTTTGCGATAGAGGATACTGAACTATTTGAGTTTAGCACAGAACATTCTGATTCGGATTCACATAGGATCATGCCTGGAGATCTATTATGAATACGGATGATCTAATTAAGGTTTATAACGTATTATCAAAAGAAGAGTGTGAGGATATTATAGATTGGTTTTGGGAAGAAGAAGATAGACATGTAGATGGTGCTGTGTATGGAAGACCAAATGATGTTAGACAAAATCATGTAGTAAAAGATTTTAAAGATACCAGACAGATATATCCAAAACCAGATGACAGAGTATCAGATTTGTTGTCTAGAGCATATTTTGAAGTGTATGATAGATATGCTGAAGAGTGTCCAGTTCCACCAGAAGATTATCCTCTAGTTTTCAGAGATTATTGTGTTCGTATATATCACAAAGGAACAGGATTTTTTTCCAAACATCAGGATCAAGGGCCTGGCGTCAATGTTCACAGAGTATTCGGTATTGTAGGATATCTAAATGATGTCGAAGAGGGTGGAGGCACATATTTTCATCTTCAAGATAGAACGATACCAGCTAGAAGAGGAGATGTTTGTATATTTCCTTGTAACTATCTTTGGCCTCATGAAGGAACAATTCCAATATCAGAACCCAAGTATGCTATAACTTCTTTTATTTCGTATGCAAGTAATGCTTGACTTCTGTATAATCATGTGAATACCATGAAGTATCTGCACATGTGTATTCTTGATACTTACCTTCTAGATGTTTGGGGAAGGGGATTACTTCAATCTCCGCCCCTTCTTTTTTGGCAATCAATTCTGCAATCTCAAGAAATGAGATAGGATTGCCAGTCCCAACATCGTAGATGCCGCTCCCTGCCGTATTATCTAGGACAACATCTACTATATCATCTACACATACAAAATCTCTAAAGGCATATTCAGAATCTTCAAAGATTTTAATTATCTTAGTTTCTCTAGCTTGTTTGGTGAACTTACTAATTGGACTCGCTTGATCTCCTTTATGTTCTTCACCTTCTCCATATACGTTAAAGTATCTGAATCCCTGCACTTGTTCAAACCTGTCTATATTATCTAATACCCAGTAATCTACAGTTGCTTTTGATAGTGCATAGAAGTTTAGTGGATTAATCGTCTTCTTTAAATATCCAAAGTCACTATGAATCTTACCGTACACAGATGCAGATGAGGCATATTTGACTGGGATAGAATGTTCTATTGCTTTCTCAAACAGTGCAATAGAGAACTCTACATTATACTTGTGAATTTTATTTACGTCTGTTTCTGTAGTGCTGGATATTGCTCCTTGATGTAGAATATAGTCTACCGTATCCCATTTATCATACTGATTTAGAAACTCAAAAGCATGCGACTGTTCTACTTGATATAAGTTATCACTTCCAATTCTTTTTGCAAATGCTTTACCGATAAAACCATTTGATCCTGTAAGAATAATATTGTGCATTATACAACTGGTAGAAAAAATACTTGAGCTAGTCTATAGGTATCCCCTTCAAAGAAACCTGGCTTATCATATGGAGTATGCATAACTGTTGCTGGGTACATGATCATTCTATTATACTTCATTTCTGCTAGATGTATTAGATCCCATGGCCCTATACTGTCACTTACATATGCTTTATCCCATATTCCATCATGTTCTTTAGGGTTTATCTGATGTCCATTATATGTATAAAACCCAGTGCCACCTTTACATTCATCACCCTTATTGAGATATATCACACCAGCCCATCCTCTTGAATTTATGCTAGGTAGATCTATGTGAGGTAAATCTGGTCTACCTTGTGATTGAGTTACATTGACACTAAATGGAGTAGAGAACATGGCTGCCTCAAACTTTTCTTGTTCTTCTTTCCTCAGATTAAACACATTTTCAGCAATCTCTACCCAGATAGGGTAGATCTGTCTAAAGTCAAAGAACGTTGCAACTCTTGATCCTGTAACACCACCAATTATTCTAGGATCAGATGTGGTAGGTAAATCTAATGCCAACTTCCTAACCATATCTGGATTTTTGTAGAAGTTGTCAACATAAACTATAGGTATTTCTTCCCAACCCATAAGTTCAACTCTAGCGTCCGCAGGCGTATTGACAGCGAAAGTTTCTTGTTCGTCAATAAAATACTTTTTCATATAACTAAATACTTCGGAGAACTAATGTGGAGAGGTTGTGGCAAAACCCAG